ACAATAAGTTACTATAGCAAACATTACAGAGGACGCCAACAAGATAAAGATACTTGGAGGTGGATTCGATAGTCACTGCTTTCATGCATCAACCTATTACCCACGTATAGAACAGATACTAGGTCACAATGATGGATCACTAGATTGGAATAAGAACTTCAAGAAAGAGTGTAACTCAAACAAAGAACTGAAGTCTTTAAGACAGGACAGTAAGCCAATTTCATTTAAACTTGCGTTTGGTGGGTTCCCAGATATAGATAAAGGTGGAAACATAACTCAATCTATATTTGATAAATACCATAACGAACTATATCCTGGGGTTACAGCATATAACAATAATGTAGTTATGTCACAAGCTAGTAAAGAGAGACAGACATACTTAGGTATGGGATTTCATATACGTACAGATGATCCAGCAAAACATAATCGCACGATTTGTAATGCAACAGCACAATTTTGGGATATAATTTCAGCCCTAACAATGGCAGAGATGAGACAACGAATCAAACTAGCTGGTTATGAGAGAGATATTCTACTTACATCAACTATATATGATTCACTATACTACGAATGTAGAAAAGATGCAACCATATTACAGTGGTTAAACAACAACCTAGTTGAAGTTATGACTAAACAAATGTTCACATATCAACCTGTACCAAATGCTTCAGCATTAGACATAGGGCCAAATTGGAGTGAATTAACAGAACTAGAGAACAACTGCTCACTAGAAGAAGTACAAAGGGCTATAGATAAAATGGAGACAATAGATGCATCGTACAGAGAGTTAGAATTCTATACAGACATAGCTAAGATGTCACCAACTAAAGACAACATATATAAACTAAAAGAGTTGGCAGATGCTATCTACAATAGGAGGAAAGTAAAATGAAGGTACAACTAGTTGGTAGTAGGGAGTTTGAAGCACCAGAAGGATTTGATCTATTAGAACTACAATGTGATACCCACAACCTAGTTCAATTTCAAATGCTTGGTAAAGTACTAAAACGACACGAGAAAGATGTTATAAAACAAACTAAAGAGTTAGGTACGAAACACTACCTTAAAGAATACAATACTAGAATCAAAGGCGATTACGCTTTCGATATAGGACAAAGGATATTAGATGAAACAGGAAGTAATACACTTATTGGAAGACATGATTAGATGGAGTGATAGGTTAGGCTCAGATGAGATCTATACTATACAAGAAGCAATAGCTAGATTAAAGGGAGAACTAAAATGATTACTAAAGTTGAAATGACCATAGAAGAATACAATGAGATTAGGTATGCACAAAACCAACCTTCACGGATGTTGATGGATACAAATGCTAACTTACTAACTAAGCTAGAAGCTGCAAACAAAACTATTAAGGAGTTAGAAGCTTCACTATCTATGTATGTAAGTGTAGGTGTTAAACCTAGATTTGGAGATTACGAAGATGAAGTTTTAGTGGTAGAAGAGAAACGAGCTAAAATAACAGGATTTACTTCAAAAGGATGGAATACGCTAGAGATACTAGACTTACAAGATTCTATAGGCGAATCCCTTGAATCAGTAGTAAGATATTATAAAGGTGTACGAACTGCATCAGCACTTAGAGCTAAACTAAATAAATTAGGTATACGTGTTAAACGTGGCATCTTAACAAGGGAGGATTAATGGAAATAACACCAGAAGAACGACTAGATAATGTAAGACATATTGTAAAATTATATGAAACTGAATTAGCTAGTGTTATAAAAGTAAGTGATAAGTTTGAAGTAGATAGACTACCAAACATAGTACAGCAAGGTATCAAGCTAGTTACAGCGAAGTCTCCAGGGTTTAGTAACATTAGCTCATGTACAACAGTGAACTTTGTATTTAATCATCTACTAGGTCAATTAAGACCTGTAATAAATGATGCTGTATATTCACCGGATCAACTATCAATCAACTACTATGCTATTAATATTAGTGGATCAGGTAGTGGAAAAGATGCTTCAGTAACAACTATGAAGTCAGCTTGTTCAACAGCATTCCAACTTATTAAAGTAGAACGTGAGAAACAAGAAGAGGAACGTGCAAAACGTATAGCTCTCAGAGAGAAGCAGAAGGAAGTTCCTAATGCAGTAGAATCTGATTTAGTGTATTCAGACTACGTAGATTTCATTAGAGAGTTAGAAGACTTGGAAATGGGTTCTAAAACTACATCAGGTGGACTATCATCTAAACTAAATCGTATGGCAACTAGTGAATTTGGTATTCCCTGTGTAGTTATGGGAGAATTTGGTTTAGCACTAAAGAGTGGTAAGACAACAGAAGAAGTTCTAGAGATGCTTGGTATTCTATATGATATGGGTAATGCTCCTGCACCATCTTATAAAACAGCAGAAGTCAGAGAAGCAGCAATTGAATCTATGTATCCAAATGCATTACTTCATTCATCTCCTAAAATTATATTTGGAGATGAGAGAGTATCTGAAACTATATCTATGATATTTCACGCAATGATGGCTCGTAGATCGTGGTACACAATGCCTTCAGAGGAAGAAAACATTGAGAACAACGAAATACCTGGAACTATTGCAGAAGTCCGTGAGATAGCTAATAGGAGACGTGTGGTAGTATCAAAAACATCTACAGAATTAGATGACATGACTACACAAGTTGTAGCTAGAATGTTATCATCTGAAGCAAACAGAGTAGTATCTTTTGCAGAAGACGCAGCTCAACTGTATACAGACTATTTTCAGTTCGGTGCAATGAGAGCTGAGTTAGCAGAAGACTCATCTATTAGTCAGGTAGAGGTTGCAGGTAGAGCTTTTAAAACAGCTAGATTGGCAGCACTATGGACTTTAATGAGTGGAGAGAATGAAATCTCTAAAACACATTTAGCTTCAGCTATATACTTTGCAGAATATAATTCTAAGTATATGGAGAAGTTTGTAATACTTACTTCATCTAAAGCCTACAGATTACTTGGTGACAAGTTTAAAGAAGGTAAGTTAACTGAAGTAACTCTAGATACAGCTATGGTAAATGGTTGGGTTACAAGAGTATCAAACGATTTCCATGAACTACTTCATCCTATGAACAGTTACTTATCTAAAGACGGAGTTGTATCCTACTGCAACGAAGCTAGGTTATTTAAGTATGCTCCATACAAGAAAGTTGAAGATACAGGTGAATATGCACTATCCTACAATAAGGTACCAGGTGTACCTAAAGCAGATAGAGTAGCTTACCTAGATAACTTTGACCATTACAAAACAGGCTCTATGAAGTTCTTAGAGAATATCGTAACTAATGATACAGTTTACAACGTATTCAGGTATAATGATGGTCCTAATAAAAATGGTGACGTTATTACGATGAATCGTAACCAAAAGTACATAGCTTCATCTACTAAGTTACTAACTATAGATGTAGATAAATCTGAGATAGATATTGTGCAAATGCATAACTTCCTATCAGAGTTCAAGCATATCATATGTACAACATCAGATCGGGAAAACAAGTACAAGTTTAGAATTATACTTCCAGTAAGTGTCGAGATAGATGGGACTCAACTCAATCTATATAGATGTATTATGAAAAGTGTATGTGAAGAACTTACAATTGAAGGTGATCCAACTAGTGGTAATCCAGCTCAACCTATTTATGGTTATGCAGGATCAGAAGTTTATTCAAACACTACAGGTAGACTCTACGAGATAGAGGAACTTATTAGTCAATGTGCAAACAACCCAGATGAAGGATTAGTACCTAAAACAAAGCCTGTAACTACTCAGGCTAAGACTAAAGCTATGAAAGACATTATGGCAAACGTAAATAAGATATTTGATTATTGTATACACTGTAAAGCAGGTGCAGGTTCTATCTCACTAGCTAGAGCTTCAATGCACTTGAGAGATCAAGGTGCCAACCAAGAACAGTACTTACAAGTCATACACTATCTTAATAGTTGTTGGACTAATCCTATGGATGAAGTTCGATTAGAAAATACAGTATTAAAAACATACTTATCACAAATGGAGGGATAAATGAATTTACAAGACAAGACACTTGAAGAACGAAAGAAACTAACTAGGGCATTCCCCGTAGTTATAGTTGGGAAACCAGGCTGTGGGAAATCTGCAGCAATAGAATTCCTACCAGCAGAAGAGAAGATGAGAACTATCATTCTTGATGTAGAAGCGAAAGGTTTACCTGAAGATGATGAAGCTGATTACTACAAAGTAATTAAACTAAAATCAATAGACTCAGATAACGACTTGAAAGATCATGGTAACGTAATGTATAAAACTATAGAAGAGTTACTTCCATACTTCAAGAAAGCTATGGCATCTGATAAGATAGATCGTATAGTTGTAGATACATTCACAGCATTCGTATCTGAGCTAGAACGTCATTACGTCACAGTACATAATGGCTTTACAGTATGGAATTCATACAATCAACAACTACATGACTTCTTCAGAATGCTGAAAGAAGAGACTTATACTCATGGAAAGTTCGTATATGTTCTAGGACATTACAAACCATCTAAGGATAAGAAAGATCAAGATGCTGAGAAGTTTATGGTAGTTAAAGGTAATGCTCACTACAGATTAATCGAATCACATTTCAATACAGTAGTTGAAGTAGATGAGTTCAAATTTAGAGCAGATAATTCAGATGAGTATGACAGTACACGTATTAAACGTTCACTATCTCCATACGAATCTAAAGAGAACTCTATGGCAGAGTTAGAAAGCGCACTTAATAAATAAGTACAACACCACAAGATGTCACTTTAGAGAAAATAGTGCAACACCAGCACACAAGGATATACAATGGGTTTATTAGACCAATACAACAATTTAGATAAAGAAACACAGGATAGTTTAGGTAAAACTGGAACTAAGATTAATACATCGGGTGCACACCTAGTTACAATTGAATCAATGCAAAGTATTGAAGATAAAAGAGTTAAAATAGTATTTAAAGATGCTTCAGGACTTACAGCAGAGTATGTTGGATTTACTTCAAACAACGATGCGACTAAAGCAGAAGCAGCAATTAAGCGTACAATGTCACAACTAACTAACATTGTTAAAGCTACAGGTAATGACCTTAAGTCTATTCTAGGTAAAGAGCAAGCAGGTACAGAAACATACAAATCAGGTAAGACTGTAGACGTAGTAAACTATCCAGCAGCTAAAGGCAAGAAGCTTTACATTATTACATACTCAGAAATTTCTGCAGATGAGAAAGACGCTAGTAAGACTTGGGTAAGACAAGAGATTGATGTATTCAACTTCTTTGATACTAAGAAACGTAACGGTATGGAAATTAATTCTGATGCTGCAGAAGGTACAACTATGGAGACTGTAGCTGAAGATGCTAAGGCTCGTGTAGAAATTAACTACAAGAACACTAACAGTGCTGCATGTCAAGCTAAGTTACAAGCTATGCTTTCAGGTGTTACTCCAGCAGGACAAAATACACCAACTAGTGTACCAGCAAGTGATGACGACATCTAAAGTTACTTATAGGTTACGGTAGAAGGCCGTATAATAAATAGTTAGCCATCTTAACTGATAGGTGCCTCTTACCTAACTCCAGAATTCACAGGGAGTCTAACTTTTGAATCGAATGTGTGGTCCCTACAGGCGTTACGAAAAACAGGGACACATCACTTTTGCAAAAAGGATTATATATGATTAAATCAGGTATAACAACAAAAAATGTAGAGAAGTTTCTCTCAGTTCAAGTTAACTTAGATGGTGAAGATACGATAGCAGTAGCTGACGCATTAGTAGCATTACAAGATAAAGAACTATTCAAACTATTAACAGAATCACAGGCAATTGCTTTAGAGAAGTTAACAGAGTCCGTAGCAGTAGCTGCACACAACTACATCTCAGGATTTACTGAAGATGAATTCACAGGAGAAGAATAATGGAAGATTTACAAACACAACCAGAAGTATTATTAGGTATGGTTGAAAATCATAACGATACATCAACATCATACAACAAAGCACAATCTAAGAGAATCCGTACAGCTTTAGGTAGATTAAAGAAAGAAGTCACAGGTATCAGAGCTGGGTTAATAGCTCAAGATAAGCAAAACTAGACTATGGGTAAATTGCCAATAGAAACGCCAAGTCTCTTTGGCGAGAACCTATACCCTACAGCTAAGGAAATTATGGAGAGACAACAAGATGCTCCATGGACTGCTCAAGAGATACCAGTAGATAAAGATACTAATGATTACCGTAAGGGACTAGATGAAACTAGGCTCAATGCAGTAACTATTATACTACAGTCATTTGTAGAAATTGAACAAGCAGTTGGAGATGTCTGGAGTGAAATGGCTTCATGGTATCCACACTCTGAAATTGAAGGTCTATGCAAAGAGATAGCCCGTATGGAAACTTCTGTACATGCATTCTTCTACCAGAAGATGTCAGATACTCTTAACATTCCACCTGAAACTATTAAGAAAAACCAAGAAGATACTAAAGTTATTAGAGAGAAGTTAGCATTCTTAAAAAAGATTACTAAAGATATCTCCAAAGATAAACTTCTAACTAAGGCAACATTAGCTTTAACAGAACAGGTTCTACTGTTTAGTAACTTTACTATTCTTAGATCATTTAAGTCTAACGGTCATAAGTACATAATGAATACTTTGTTCGGAGTAGATTACGTTATACGAGATGAAGAGATTCACGGTGTAGCAGCTACATACTTACATAATACTCGTTTGAAAGAGATGCAAATTGCAGATCCAAAGTTTGATCTTGATAAGCATCATAAGAATGTACTTAAGCTAGTGAAGGAAGTTATAGGTCATGAGGATGATATGATTGACTTCATATTTCCTGGTACATCCCCTATTAATGGTATTACTGGTGCTCAGATAAAAGTGTTCATACGATCTAGAGCTAATAACGTATTGAATGATTTAGGATTTGACTCACTATATGAAATTGATGAAAACCCTATTGCAGACTGGTTCTACAAAGGTACGAAGTCAATTAGGATACATGACTTCTTTGTATCAGGTACAACACAATATAGTAGAAAATGGGACTTTGATGCATTTAGTGCACTATCGTTTATAACAGGAAAACCTAATGAATAAGTACGAACAATTATCACATATACGTAAAGAGTTACAACGCTTAGGTGAAGCACCAGATTGGTACACAACCGCAGCATACCAACTACTTACGGAGAATGAGTATCTTAATACTGCTGAGACTCCAAAAGATATGTTTACTAGAATGGCTAACAGAGCTTCAGAGCTTACTACATTTCCTATACCTAAAAACTTTGGGTATGAGAACTGGAATGATGCATTTTATGATATTACTTGGAAAGGATGGTTATCGCCTTCTACTCCTGTATTAACTAACTTAGGTAATGATAGAGGTCATCCGATCTCATGTTCTGGTACACACTTAGAAGACTCTATTTATGGATTCTATACAGCTAGAATGGAAGTGGCATTACTTACTAAAGCTGGTTATGGTACATCATGGAATCTAAGTAATGTTAGACCTAGAGGTTCAGTAATATCTAAAGGTGGAACTGCTTCTGGTATTATGCAATCTGCTTCAGGAGCCGTACAAGATACTAAAGATGTATCTCAAGGTTCTCGTAGAGGTAACATAGGTCAGTACCTTAATCCGATGCATGCAGACTTCGATGAAATGTATGATCAAATTATGGCAGAGGATGATGGCTGGAATGCTGGATGGATTTTAACAGACTCCTATAAAGAGTTATTTAAGACTGATTCAGATACTGCTGACACTATTTGGAAAAAGATGATGAAAGGTCGTATGTCAAAAGGTAAGGGCTATCAGTTCTATCTAGATAAAGTGAATCGTTCTAGACCACAGATGTATCAAGATAGAGGATTGCTAGTATCCCATAGCAACTTATGTGGAGAAATCAATCTATTCAATGACGAAGATCACTCATTTACTTGTGTACTGTCATCTATGAACATAGCTAGATATGATGAGTGGAAAGATACTAAAGCTATACAAATAGCTACAGTATTCCTAGATGCAGTTATTGAAGATATGCTTATTAAAGCTAGAGCTGGTAAAGGTTTTGAAAAGATCATTGCATTTACTGAGAAGTCTAGAGCTATTGGTTTAGGTCAGTTAGGTATATCAACATACTATCAAATGAATAGTTGGGTTTATGGGGGACTTGAGTCAATCATGTTTAACCAATCTATAACTAAAGAACTTGATAGAGAGACTTTATTAGCTAGTAGAATGTTAGCTAGAGAAGTTGGTGAACCTGAGTGGATGAAAGGTTATGGAGAACGTTTCTCTCATAGATTAGCATTCCCTCCAACTAAATCAACTGCTGTTCATATGGGTGGGATGTCAGAAGGTATAAACCCTGTATACGCAAATGTATACGAGCAAGATACAGCAGGTGGAAACATCTATCGTATTAACCCTGTACTACTTACGCTAATGAAAGAACGTGATACATATACTGAAGAAGTTATGCAACGTATTTCAGAAGCTCAAGGTTCAGTACAAGGGGAAGACTGGTTGTCAGTACATGAAAAAGACGTATTCCGTACAGCTTATGAACTAAATCAAGAGACTATTATAACGATGGGTTCTCAACGTCAGAAGATAATGACTCTAGGTGGTGGAGGTCAAGGGCAATCTCTAAATCTATTTATCACTCCAGATGAATCAGAAGAAGAGATATCTAGACTTCACGTATTAGCTTTCTTAGACGAATGGTTGTTATCACTATACTATGTACATAGTTTGAATGAAGAGTTAACATACAAAATAAACAAGAGTTCTTGTGTAGCTTGTGAGGGGTAAGCAATGAGTGAGTATAAAGTACCACATACATTTTGTCATGTATGTGAGAATCAAACACCTGTAGGCTCTGATAGGGACATATGTTATGTACATGATGGACCTAGGAATGAAAAACATGCAGTAACTAATGATGCTGGGGAAACTCTAAAGTCTACAAATGATACACTCAAGGAACGAGGTAATAGGTATGGAGAGTTTGAAAACCATGCCAATCTATCTCAGAATATGAAGAACATGTTCAATAAACATGTGGTTGAATATGGGCAACCTGAACTATTCACTGCTACTATTATTGAAGCTGTGGAGATGATATTTCATAAGTTAGCACGAGTTGCTAATGGAGATCCTCAGTACGATGATAACTTCAGAGACATCGCAGGTTATGCCGAATTAGTAGTAAAGGATTTAAATAGTGAAACTTAATTTTATAAAAACTATATGTACAAACAACAATGAGGATCTGAATGTAGATGTTAGAGCTGAAGGTGTAATTGATACACTCTCTACTATTACTAGTGCAGTTAGATCTCTTAGTATGATTGGATTCTCAGCACAACAAATAGGAGCTTTATTAGATGCAGCAGCAGATACTAAAGTAAACCCTATGACTCGTATTGAGATGATAATAAAAGAACGGGCAGCATAAAGTAGTGGAAGCACTACTTATTGGTGTAGCTGCATCGTTTAACTTCCTGATCATATTTTGGAAGGTAGAAAAGCATAGATACATGGATGCTGGTTTAGATGCAGGTATTCTAATAATGCTGAACATGATATTCTCTCACTCATCTGGAGGAGCTGTAATCGCAACTATAGCGTCTGCTGTAGCTAGTCTATTCCTACTTATAAAGAAACCAACCCTAAAGATTGATAATACTCGTGTCAAAGACTTTATGGAGGAATTTAAAAGAAGGATGCCCCAACAATGATAAATATATTAAAAGCTATAGGCTTTACATTTATGGTAGTACTAGTTATAGTATTTACCATAGCAATACTTTATGTATCTATGTGGTTAACTGTAGGACTAGCAATAGTTTTCCTACTAATGTTTACTATGAAAACTCTACAAGCTAAACAGAACCTATAATAAAGGTTCTAGAGCTGTAGGAGTTAATACCCTAAGTACGTGATCAATAGGGTTTATACCTATAGTAGAATAGTTTCTAGTAAGCATATTCTGATCATAGATATCATCCACCCCAAGAGTCATCTCTTGTGCAAGAGCTGCTAATATAATGTTTAGAGGTTTACTCTTTCCATCTCTAGCTATAGCTCTCTGTATACGTTTAGCATACTTTGTAAACATAATAAGTCCCATATCATTAAGATACTCTTCAAATCTTGATGCAGGTTTATTATAGTTTACAAATGTATCTAATACATGGTTTATCCTAGCCTCTTTAGATACCCCTCTTTCAGCCATTAATTGATATTCAGTAGCTCTAGCAACAAAGTCACTTAGCTGTGTAGCTGTAGTCATAAACTTGAATAACGATGTTTGGTCTGAAATGTATACCCAATGAACACCCTGTTTTACCCAACTAGGAGCTCCCTTAGTTTTCTCATTAATTATACTACTAATTTTATTATTACTCTTAAAGTCCGCTCTTTCAATATCTTCAATAATCGTCTGATACATCCCTGCTTCCATCAAGTCGTGAACAGGATTAGCCTTCAACGTACTTTCCAATCCAGTAATTCTACTATTCTTTTCACCTGTTATCTTTTCAGATAACTTCAACTTCTCAATCTCATGCACCATTTTAACATACTCATTCGTATTAACCCAGTTAGCATACTGCATCTTAGCAACTCTAACAGGGCTTGCACCATTTATCACACTAAACATAAAGTTAGATACTACATTACCGATAAATACGGCAGGTGTTCTAATAACAATATCTACCTTACTGATCTTAACTAACTCTTGCCACATCTTCTCAGCTATAACAATCCATCTTTTAACAGTAGGTAAATCTATCTTTCCTATTAACGGATGTATATCTAGTATTGACCCTTCTCTAAACCCAAAGTAGTTATGGACCATATCTTTTCTTACAGCTATATACCCATTCTTACTGCTCTTAATAGCTAGTTTGACATTAGCTGGCATAATTCTGTATAGTTCCTGAATCTTCTTGTCTGGACTGTTGTTCTCTATCTTTACATAGAACTGTCCGTTGTTACCTCTTTGAAACCCTTCAACATAATTCTTTTCCATATCTTCCATTATCACATCAAGTACAGCCTCGTTATGAGTAATTGTATCAACCTTATCACTTATACTACCATTAGTCTTACCTAATACAGTGGATATCTTAGTATCCTGATTTAATAGTTGCTTCTTATTAGCTTTACTCATCATGTATCGGAAATTAACAATATCTCCTGCATCGTTCAGAACTGGAGTAAGCTTTCCGTCATCTTCAACTCCCTTTCCCTTCTCGATATCTCGGACTCTGGATCTTACTTCAATCTTAGCTTTATTGATATCTTTTCTTGCTAACCTGATTGCTACCTTGTCATCTTGTGCATACGCAATATCTGATAAACTTGTACCTCTCTTCTTAGTATTAGTCATTCGTAGTGCACCTCTATTATGAGTGTTTCCTACAAAACTAGTAGCTCTATATATTCCCATTGGCACTTCGTTCTTATCCATACTACTACTAGGTAGTTTTGATTCTAAGGTGTATCCTTGAGCTCTCATCTCATCTTTCATATCTACTGGCTTGAATTGTATATCTATACTGTCATCAAAGAGTTCTTTACTATACCCTTTAATCAAGTTTACATCTGTATCAAATAGCTTCTCTCTAGACTCTTTCTTTATAGCTTTAGATAGGTTAAGTAAGTGTTCTATTCCAGATTTATCAGATGTAGCCCGTTTTACAAAGTCAGCTTTTACAGAACCACTAAGTCCCTTTATACCTGTCAGAGTTGCTAACTTATCTATCTCAGCTACTAGCTCTGCACTTGGCTCTCTACGACTTTCAGTAAGAATACCTCTAGCTATGTTACTAGCATTTAAGTTCTGTGTTAATCCACCTTCATGAGTCAACATAAATCTACCTAAGCCTTTTGCCTGTGTAATATTCCAGTTGGAGTTTTTAGGATCTAGTTTTTTAAGTCTAGCTTCTGACTTAGCAATCTCTTCTTTAACTTTACTAGGGTTACTGTACAGTTCTACAATACTATCTATATCGTACTCTCCGTAGATGCTTTCTAAGTCTATATCTAACATAGCGTATGTGAGCATCTCTTCCTCATACTCTGTTAGCTTCTCATCAAACTCTTCAAGTATACCTACTCTAGTAACTTCACTAATAGTATTTCTAACTCTATCTATACTATCAGAGTTTATACTGATACGTTCTATCAGTCTCTCTAATTCATCAGGATTAGTTAAGTCTCTTAGAACATTCTGTATAAATCCTTCTGGAGACATACCTAGTTGTGTAAGTACTAATTCTCTATACCCTTTCATATCATCTCTAACTAGTAGCTTTGGTAGGTAATGAGCCATCCATTTAGCCATTTCCCACTTGCTAGCGTTATCTGGTGGTGGGGGAGCTATTTCTGTACCACCCATCTTAGTGACTAAGGACTCTCTCAGTTTAGATAGTTTTACGTTACCTTTCTCAAGTACTCTATATATTTTAATACCTAAATCTGCACGTTCACTTAGCTTGTTCTCTGCTTTGTTATTGTACTGGTGTAAATCTAGTGTAAGTTGCATTAACGCACTGTGCTGAGTCTTACCAACAGAATCAAAACTGTATTTCATAGTGGCTACATCTAATAACTTTCCTACGAATGCTTTAAGTTGTTCCCACAATGTAGTAGGTTTTGCATCTTCTTTTACAGTGTGCTGTTTAAGTATATTAATAACTTTCTCATTTGTCATACCAAAAGCAATAAACTCATGTAAACCATTTTCACTACTAAATATATACTCGTGTCTGGCTTTAGCTAGTTCAAACTCAGCCTTTCCATCTACATACTTCTCAGGCATTAGGTGTTCTATAGTTATAACCTTCTCAGCTTCTTTTCTAAGGTATTCAATCTTCTTACGTATAGCATAGATAGCATTGTTATGAGTATCTGATAAAGCAAACTTAGTCATTGCATGTAGTATCTCATGCCAATGAACTTCTTGTGCTCCCATCTCTCCATTTAACATCTTCTCATTAGCACTTACATTAACACCAATCTTTCTACCTTCAACTTGACCATGAGTCTTACTACCTTCTCTATGTAAATAGTACTTCATCTTAGGTATAAAGTCTGTGTTTATCATACTAGCTATGGTGTCCTTGTAGTAATTAATCATATCTGGTGATGTTTTGACAGGACTAATATCTTCTACTAGATCTGCCATCTCTATCATGTTATCTACACTATCCATGATATTAGGTTCTATGTCTCCGTCTCTATATTCAAACTGCTGTTTTTCATCTGAGTTAAGTAATACATCGTTAAGTACTTCGTTATAAATATCAGCTATGGATTGATCTCCATATACTGTAACTTCCATACCATTATTAGATCTCCAATTACCTTGACCATCACTATGTAATTGTACAGACTTACCATTAGTAAACCCTATGTTAAGTATCTTATTCTTCTTAACAATATCTACATACTTGATAGTTCCAGAGAATGCTTTATTACTATAGTCCACTACTTGAGTTCTCACACCAACTAGCTTCTTACTAAGACCTTCTTTAACTTGTGTAGCAGACTTCTTTATGAGCCCATCCATAGAACCTAGTACAGTCTCTTCCATATTCATTAGTGTAGTAAGTAGTGCACCTGTAGCTGTATCAGACTTTACTCCAACCATTTGTAGAAGTTTACTAACTAATTTACCTAGTATACTGTTATTAGGTTTTACAACTTGTTTACCAACTACATCATATTTACCTAGTATCTGAATCATTTCAGGATTACTTAGAGCTACTGCTATAAACTCTTTAACATTAGTTTTCCAATAACCTTTCTGTACATTGTTGATAGCATGTTCAGGGTTCTTAGCTGCGAATGACTGTACTTGTGTAAACAATCTATTCACATACTTAGTCTCTTCACTGTTTGGATTATTCTCCATATAACTAACAGACTGTATATGAATATGTTCATGTACTTTAGTCATATCCATATGGAAACTACTCTTCAACTCATTAGCTTTAGCAACTACAGCATCCACTGATATATCTAACTTCTTAGATAGGTTAACAAGTGCTCCAGGATTAGCTATAAGTGTATCAAAATCAGGATAAGTAATAGTATTACCTTTTGAACTAGCGAACTCTTTACCTTCTATAGCTAACATTGCATAGCTCATATTCATATTGACTTCTACATTATGTCTAGCTTTAATGGCTTTAACTAGTTCAGCACCATAGTTACCTGTAGGTTGAGCATTAAACTCATCATCAGGTTTTGAAGTAGTATCTTCTCCCATCATAGTTAGTATCTCTTGTGCAGCCTTAGCTGACTTAGTTGTACCATTCTTAACTGTATCTCGGAGTATCTCTAACGCTTCATCTATTTGACATGCCATCTAACAACCTTCTAAATCAATTTTCTTGAGTAGCCCTTTAAGACCAAATGTCTCTTTAGCTAATAGTATTATACCTTGTTGTTCTTTAGTATACTTGGTTTTAGGTTCTTTAGTTTCAGCCTTTGGTTCAGCGTTACTTTTGTTGCCTGATAAGAAGTTATAAACTCCACCTTTCATACCAACCATCTGACCTACATCAACATCTTGATCACTAAATAACTCTTTCTTATTCTTACGGATAGTCTCTGCAGTTGTAGTTAAGTAGTCAGCAGTCTCTTGTAACTCTTCAGTCATAGGAACACTCTCAATCATAGCTAATACTTCATCTACTAGGAAATACTCTTTGTTCTTTTTAAACCATTTTTCATTATATAAGTTAACAGCAGCATCTGATTCAAGTAGGTTAGGCATTACAGCATCATGTATAAACTGTCCTTTAACTCCACCACGAATTAACTCACTTATAACAGAAGCATCTATAGAGTGTATAGGTATAACACTACCTGACTTTTGTGCTGCTTCTAGTTTCTTCACTATGGCATGTATATTTACATTACCTCTAGTAGCTTTAGTTCTAACTTTAGTATTCTCTGAAGCAGTGTTGTCTTTAGCAGTATCAAATATTGTTACTCCATCAGCTATACCTTCACTTAGTGGACCTTTAATAACTGGAAACTTATCTATTAGCTTCTTAGCTATATCAGTCTTCTCTTGCTTAGATAGACTCTTACCCTTAGTTAATGTGTCATACTCTGCCTGAAAGTTTTCAAACGTAAGTCTAAACGCAGTATTGATATGATCACCAAGTTCTATAAATGGCTCAAACTCTTCAGTAAGGATATCTTCTACAGCTTGTCCGTATGCACCATCAATTGTAGCTTCAATAAGATCTGCAACAGTTCCACCTATCTTCATAGTACCTTTCTTAGTAGTAATCTCTATAGGTTTACCCTTAAGTCTGATATTATCAGCAGACTGACTCCTAAGTAAGTTCTTTATATCGCCATCTACTAAATTGTTAAGTCTAACACTAATAGCTTTATAATCAGGATTTCCTGTAGCAACACCTTCTAGTACTTTTGCAGCTAGGATACCACTTAGTGACTTTCTAATGCTCTTAAATCCTGCACTATAGTTGAATGTCATAAACGGATCTTTGAATAACTTTCTTAAGTCTCCGTGTACTTTACCTTCAGTATATTGAGGCATCATACCTTTGATTGCATTCCATGTAGCTTCGTTTGTACCTGTACTGATATTATCAGCTTTCATCATCTTAGCTAGTGTTTGGTAACTGTCATCAAATCCATCTTTAGATAACTCATCATTCATTGAACCATTTATCTTTTTACCAACAAATACTCCAACCTTAGATAGCCATTTCTGCATATCTTTTAATATAGGGAACTGCATTAGCTTTATACCGAAACCGCTAGTTAGTGCATCAAACTCTGCTGTAATTGTAGTATTGAACTTACCATCTACTGCGGACTCTAGAGCTTCTAAGGCTTGGATAGCTTGAAGAAAGTGTCCAACGTGTGCACCACTCATCTCATTACTAGCTAAGAGATCATCTGACATAAGTACTTTCTCAAGTCCTTCAGCCTTCAAATCTATAATAGATTGTCCCTTAGCTAGTACGTTAGCTGTACTCTCTTTATCTACATCATAACCTACTGCTTGAGCTAATGCATACTTTAGTTTATTCATGTGATCTACATCATTAGAGTCTAGTGTAACATTATGTATATCAGGTACAACTATGAATCTATGTAATGTATCACTTTGAGGGTTAACAGTATTACTATCCATCATATATCTGTAGTTCTTAGTATAGAACCAATCAAAATAGAATTGATCACCTTCTAATATAGATATCTCTTCAATAGATTTCTCTATTTGAGCATTCTTAGCTTCCTGAGAGTCTTTAGTATCTTGAGAACTATTCTTCATAGTATCTACACTTACAAATCCCATAAGTGCTTTAACTCTATCTGTATGCTTCTTTATAAAGTCTATTGAACTATCTACTTTTGTGTGCTTCATTTGACGTAGTTCATTCAAGTCTTTTATGGCATTAGCGGATACTTCACCAATATCATTATTACGTATAGGGTAAGTAGTCTTTGGCTTTAACTTAGTTGTAGAAGGTTCTCTTCTAGCTCCACTAGCATCTAATGATAACTCAGCTTCTAAGGACTTGTACAATTCTCTAGCAGTTGTTGTTGTAGCCTTGTTCTTATCTAGGGCTCCTCTGAAGTCCAGTCCATTAGTATTGAATTTAATAAATGGCATAGTACTATCAGCTGCAGAGTCTGTAGGTTTTGTGCCAGTAGTAAGTTCTACATAGTCAGCTACTTTCACTTCTGTCTCTACTAGAGTTTCATCTGTGAGCATAGTCTCTATAACCATATTACCTAGATCAGATACAACTCTCTTATACTCTTCTTCAGCTACACCCTTCTTAGGTTTTATACCTAGATTGGTTGCAACAGCTTGTCCAAGTGTATTAGCTATCTCTCCACGACTAAATCCCCATTCATTAATCTGTTTGAGTTGTTTATTTGAAACTTGATATGCCTCTTGTAAACCTAACAATCTAGCTATATCTGCTTTGTTCTTATATCCAAGTACATTACTATTGAAAGCTATGTATTCTTGTTTAGCAACTAGCATAGCTAATGCAGTAGCGCTATTAATATTACCGTCTTTATCAAATAGTAATCCCTGTGCAGGAGCTTCCTCATTACCTATCTTACCAGCTATAGCTTTCATATCTTTTATACTGCTAGCTAGTTTACTAGTAAATTGAGCTACAAACTTTGTAGTAACTTCAGATAATCCTTCCATACCAAATGTACCAGCTATAGAATCTTTAGTGCTTACATCTACTTTACTAGCTAGACGTGGATCACTTGTATTAGATAATACTTCTGACACAGTAGTATCAACAGATGTAGTAGTTTCTATAGGGGTTGTAGGTTTCTGTGAGGTAGGCTTGTCACTAGCTATAACCTTTTCCAGTACTTCCATTTCTTTATGTAACTCAGCACTAGAAGCCATATGCTCTTCTTCTGTTATAACCTCATCTACCATCTGTTTATCTAAGGTAGTCATACGTTTCTCTAAAGCAGTTAATCGTCTAGTGGCTGCCTCTGTAGAAGCTGTATACTCACCCTCTACTTCAGTAACATCTTCATATATAACTTCTGTCTCTGAAATATCTATATTCTCATACTCAGACTCATCTACAATATTACGTACTGCTTCATTAGTAGTACCAAGTTGTCTAGCCATTCCAGCTATGTTTGCTTTAGCTTTACGAATATATATATCTAGTCCTGAACCATTCCTACCTTCTTTAATACGTCTATTCTTACCTTCACCAGCCATTTGTACAGTCATACTTTGATCATTCCATGATACAGTGACT